CTTGAAAGTGTCTTGAGCAATCTTCTCGGGATCAGCAGAACGTTTGGTCCATTGCCAGGCCTCCAAAACAACATCGAGTTGGAGTGGCATGACCCAAGTGTCGAGCAGGGGTTCATAACGAAAGGAACGCTTCAGAAACTCAACCTCAGAGAGAAGGCCAAGCTCAGAAGTAAGGGACTTAGATTTGTCGGTGGCAGTCATGTTCAATCCCTGAAGCTTCATAGCATGAGCGTATGTAGCTGGATTGAACCATGACTGAGAACAAGGGGCCACCGAGATGACATGATCATCACCATGGGTAACGATACGACACACGCGAGAGAACTCCTCAAAGCCGAGAGCCCAGCTTGTAGGATGGAGGAAGGCGTATGCGGCGCGGGCAGCGCATTCAAAATAGATACCGGTGACCCAATTGGTCATGAAGATGCCAGAGGGCATCCGGCCGAACCATTCGTACAACGTGTCACCAAACACGTGCTTAGAATTGATCAGGTCAAGCCAGATGATACGGCGGGCAACTTGATGGCCATCATCAGAGTACCACTTCGAGATGATTTTATCGAAGATGAGTTGGAGTGGTACTTGATCGAGACTGGTGTCGCAACCAGAAACATCCGCATAGATAAAGGCACGAGCGGTCTTCCGATCGATCCCCTGAGAACAAAGGAAATCGACCAGATATTCTGCATGATTTGAATGAACATTGATACCAGCAGTCATGCCATTACCGATGAGATTTTCCATCAAATTCTTGGCGAGTTCACCATAGAGCATACGACAGACAATCAAGAAGGGCAACGGGCAGGCAGAGACGAAGCGGACTTTTCCGGCTTGAACCTTTTCAATTTTCCGACGCTCATCCATCTTTGGACAATCCATGAAGATGTGTTCGCGGCGGATACCACGATTGGCATCTGCGATGATGTCGTCAACCTCTTTACGAAGCCAGAGAGCCTGGGGAGTGTTGAGATTGAATTCAGGACCATCACCGAAGAAGAATTTCTTGGTG